TGAGTTGTGCTTTTGCTCCCACTTCAACTGATCTAGGTGTTTTTTCTCGAACCTTCCATGCTCTGATGGGAAAGAACCAGACCACCCTTCTAGTTTGAAGTTTGGAGCAGAAAGAATGCGGTTGGCTGTTTCACCACATTCACACCTAAAACTGATCGACTCATAATCAGTCAGTCTTTCGGTTTTATGCCCGTTTGCACAGGCAAAATCAAACATTCTTTTCATTGAGTTCCTCGTATGCTCTCTCGCTTGCCTCTTTCAAGGTTTTCAGCCAAGTTAGTATAGAAAGTTCACCTTTTTTGAATTGTAGGCTTTGTTCATCAGAAATCACAGATATATTATTCAAGGATGCAATCATGGTGTCAATATCCTCCACCAAGTCTTTCCACCCATCACTTCCCATCATAGAGAAGCGATTTTCATAATATTTCTGGAGTTCTTGATTCACCAAGGCACTCCAGTGGCAGTCAGAGGGTTTTTCTTCAATTCAATCTGAGCCGCTAAAGCAGTTTCAGTAGCCGCTTTATCCACACCATTAGCCCATATCCAACCTAAGACAGTTTCTTTGGTCAGAGAGGCGTAGGGAATGGTTGCAGTGCCATCACTCCATGAACAAGTGCTGTAAGCAGATGCAGAGTAATCCCCATCTGTTGCATTGCACTGCCAATGAGCAGTTGTGACAAATCCATCAGAGGTTTGTCGTTCAAGTTGACTGATATTCCATACGATTGTTGACATAATTTATTCCTTAATGGCTTATGGGTGAGATTCTTTGTAAGCATCAAATTCTGCTTTAAGTTCTTGGATGGCGGCAGTTAATGTAGCCACCAAGAATGATGTGTCAATACCTTGGTACTTAGGATTTCCATCAGCATCCACGGCATCTTTTTCACCTGTCACGCATTGAGGCACAACCTCAGACAATTCGTGAGCAATGAAGCCTTCGCCATCTGAGCCATCAACATTCCATTTGTATGTGCAAGGCTTGAGCAAGGCTACTTTAGCCAATGCACCTGTCATTGGTGCAATGGTATTTTTTAGACGATAGTCAGATGAAGTTACATAGGATGTTGCTGTTCCTGTGGTGGTAATCGTCCCAACATAAACTTCAGAACCAGCAGTGCCACGATAAAAAACTACTTGGTCAGATGCTGAAGTTCCTGTTCTTGTAAGAGTAAACCCGCCTGCTGGAGACAGTACAGCGCCAGCATTTATTCCAGTTGAGTTTGTTTTCCCCACCAGCAAGTTACCGCTGGAGTCGATACGCATGCGTTCTGCCCATGCAGAACCCGTATACCCCCAAAACTCCATTCCGCTTGCAGAACCACCTGATTGAGAAACCAAAGTAGCGTTATTTGCGGAGGGGTTATAACCAATATTTAAACCTTTTGACTGCGCCGCATTACGGAAACTAGAAATTTCGTTCCACCCATTGCCAGTAGCAGTTCCATCGCTTTTTATTGATAAAGGGTTGGGGGGAGAAGTCTCCGCAATACCCAAGTAACCAACCGCACTAAGGGTCATTGCTTGGGTAAAGGTGATGGCGTTACCTGCTGTGCCTGATGCTGCGTTGAACCATGCGTGAACACCATTTGCACTCAAGTTTTGAACATAGCGGTTTGCAAAGCCTGTTGCCTTGTAAATCCAAGCAGACGAAGCATTGAAGAACCCATTAGATGTTAGCTCTCCTTGAACACCTGCCGTATTAAAAGAGCATGAACCTTTATCAAACGTCTTATATACCGCCCAAGCACTAGGCGTAACACCCAATCCCAAGTTACCACTTGCATCCTTAATCAAATCGCCATTGCCCACATTGAGCGTGTCTGTGCTGGCATCGCCAAGCGTCACATTGCCAGTTGCTGACAGCGTAGTAAACGCACCCGTACTTGGAGTGGTTGCACCCACAGTACCATTCATCGCCGCACCTGTCAGCGTCTTATTGGTTAGCGTATCAGTAGTTGCTTTACCAACCAAAGTGTCAGTAGCCGCAGGAAGCGTCAAAGTGGTAGTACCAGCTACAGCAGTTGCCGTGACTGTAGTAGTGCCTGATGTGGTTCCAGCAAGAACAAGTGTTCCAGAACCTAGTGTTGAGGTTGCCATAATTTTCCTTTAAGGTGTTCCATTGGAGACAATGTTTGCAGAAGAGGTAATCAATCCAGTTGAAGACATTGATGCAATTGTCGTTGCCCCATACTTGAATATTAACTTTCCACCACTTTCTTCAATCGTGAAGTTTGTAGTCAAGAGTTTAGGTGTTGATGCCGCAGTTCCTGTGGTGTTCTGGTTGAATGTTGGGAATGAGGTCAAAGATGCCGCTGATCCATTGGGAGCTAACACATCAGTGCCAATCACTAAGCCAAGGTTAGTTCTTGCCCCAGATGTAGTAGTTGCACCTGTACCACCATTTAAAACTGCAACAGTACCCGTCACATTAGATGCTGTGCCAGTGGTGTTCTGATTAAAAGTCGGGAAAGAGGTCAGGTTTGCAGCCGAGCCACTTGGAGACAGAACATCTGTTCCTATGACCAGACCTAGATTGGTTCTGGCATCACCAGCAGTAGATGCTCCCGTACCACCATCAGCAACTGCCAAATCTGTGATGCCTGTGATTGAACCACCAGTGATAGAGACATTGCTTGCCGCTTGGGTAGCAATTGTCCCAAGACCACTAATGTCAGCAGTGGTCAGAGTAACAGCACCAGTACGCCCTGCAACTGAAGTTACAAGGTCAGTGTTGTCTACCTTCTCCCAAGCAGTACCATTAAAGATGGCCCAATCACCTTGCGTCCAAGTCGTAATGCCATTGAGATTAGTTGAGCCTGTTACAGAGACAACATAGTAGTCTCCCTTTGTTCCTACGCTAGAAACAAGGGTTGGCGTGTTGGTTGATGCGTTCCAAGTGCCTTCATAGTTCACAAATCCAGCCATAGCTGTAATTTGGGACTGAAGGCTTGTTAGAGTATCAAGTACAGACTGAGAAGTACCGCCACCATTGGTAATAACTTTGATGCGTTCAGCAACATCAAAAGGAACAACCTCACCAACATTGATCTCACGACCATCATCAAGAGTGATGACAAGGCTACCATCAAAATCAATGCGAGCAGCGGAAACGCCAGTGCCGTCAGAACCATCAACTCCATCACGCCCAGGTGAACCATCTCTACCTGTTGCGCCCGTTGCTCCTGCTGGCCCTTGCTTACCATCTCTTCCATCTTTGCCATTCTTGCCATCCTGTCCATCTTGTACAGAGGCAACTTTGCTCTGAATCTCGCCATTCAACTGAGCAAACTTTTGCTCCATGTCTGACTTGATCTTCTTCAAGCCTTGGATAACAAGTTCAGCACCCTTGCCAATAGATTCGCTCTTGGCCTTGGCAATCTTCTCAGCGGCAGACTGTTGCAAAGCAGTAATGATCTCCATCTGCTGTTCAGCAGAGATTCCATCAATTCCTAGCTTACGCTCAAGGTCAGCAATGTCCATTTAGGTCAATTCCCTGGAAAGACGATTGAGAAACTCATCTTCAACGCTCGACATTTTGCCCTTCTTGTCAGCCATTTGCAACTCGACAATCTTGGACTTGTTCTTAATGTCAGCTTCTTTCAGCATCAATTCAGCAATCTTAACCCGCTTGTCAAACTCTTTTGAACCAGCATCATCTTGGTTTGGCAGGTTCTTGGTCATTGCCGCCATGTTCTTGGCTTGCACTTCTTGAGGCATCAACTGAGCCTCAATAGACAACTTCTGTGCTTCTGCACGATTCTGTTCAGCTTGAGTGGTATTGACAGCAATCTGAGCCTGTGCAGCTTGCATAGCCAACTGCTGTTGCATTTGTTGCATTTGCTCTGCTTGAGGATTGGGCTGGCTCATCTTGTCCAACTGCTCCATCAACTCATAGCGGTTGGTCAAAGAAGAATTAGCCAAAACACCCTTCAGAATCAGTGGCAACACAGGGGTGTTGGGGCCAAGAGTCTGAAGCAAACCAATGAACATCTGTTGCTCATGCTCACGGGCAATGATGCCCAAAGTAGCAGTCGGAATGAAAGTCATGTCCACAGAGGGGTAACGCTCTGGGTCAAACTGCATATACCTGAAAGCCGCCTTCTGGATGAAGGGAATCAGGAAGTCTTCTTGGAAGTTCACCAGAGTACGCTTGTACTTCTTGATGATGGTGGCGATTGCCATCGACATACCACCTTGGCCCATGTCTCTAGCGCCAGCAGTGACCATTCCTTGAGAATCCAAAGTTCCCGTGGATTGCAGGAGCATTCGCTCAAAATCCTTGGCAGTGGCTAAGTTGTTGCCATCAGTCTGCCCAAACTTGAAGGGATACAGAATCTCTGAAGGTGCGCCATTGGTGAGAATGGCTTTCCCAGGCTTGACTTCAAACTTAGCGCCACGGGGCAGACGGGTTGCATCCATTGCAATCATGGGGCTGGTGGTCAGTGCCAATGAATCCAAGTGAGAACGAATCTGAGCATCAATGGCCTTTTGCATATTGAAGGCTTTTTCCACTGTGCCACGCCCTAAAAGACGATTGGGAACAGTGTCATCTTGGTAGGTCAGAACAGGACGATCCTTCATCATGTAAGGATTTGCCTCTGCTTTGAGCAACTGCCCATCGTTGGCAATTACGACAATGGCTTCAACCATGTCTGAATATTCTTCAGCAGCAGAACTTTCAGGAAACAAATCAACAATATTCCTGTTTTCCTCAAGGTTCTCTAGGTACTCACGGGGAACCAGACCATAGTAGGTCAGCAAAAGCACCTTTTCATCCTGGTACTGGCTCACCTCTTGGGTGGGTTCTAGGTCAGTGTCTTCATAAGTGGGTGTAATGTCTACTTTGCGGTAGATTCCACGCTCAATGCCTTCAACAATCTTGTGAATAGAGATGTATTTCTCAATTGCTACACCCATGCAGTCATCAACTGAGGTTCCATTGGGGTCAAAAAGGAAGTTTTTTGGATTTACAGGTGAAATCTTGACTGCAATGCGGTCTTTTTCCACAACTCCAATGGCAGCTTGACCCATTTGCCCAGGAATTGCCTGAGTAGAGGGTACATACTGCTTTTCAGTCTTAACGACAATTTCGCCAATGCCTGTGCCGTAGATTTCTGCCATCAACTCAATGGCATCGATGGATTTGCGAATCTTGTCCCGCTTGAAATCCTCCATCAACTGGGCTTTTATGATGCCCACATCAATGGGGTTGTTGTTCACATCCCGAATATCGTCTTGAATGTCAAAGAACTCGCCTTGACCAAAGATAGCTTCCATGATCTCAGCATGGCGAGTCTCTACAGCTTGTTGGGTGGCAGGGGTTACGATGCGTGAACGCTCAGACTCACGGGTTTTGTCTTCAGATGCCCACTGACCACGAAAGATGCGCTCGTACTCAAGCCAATCGGGCAAGAAGTTGG